GCCTACCACATCCATCACCGAGCTCTCGCTGTGAGTTCTGCCGGTGACGTGCAAACCCTGCCATGCGTGCTATAGTACTTTCAGTTAATGGTTCACCTTTTGCTAACTGATTAGCTCTGGCTTTGCCCACGGCCGTGCCACACGATCCCCATCCATTCTCTTCAGCCCACTTGAGTGCTATCTTAGCATTCTCTGAGGCTGCCTTGGGATAGTCATCATAGGACTGAGCAAAGACGTTCTTGTAGTTCCCAAGGGGCGTGTCATACATGGAGCCACACACAGCATAGCGTTGTGCCTGATCAGGATACTTCTCTTGGGTCTCAGGGTCAGCCATACATCGTGAGATGTACTGCTCCGCCGTTTCATTGATCCTCGGCCTTGGCATCTTCAATGATGAATAAATGACCCAAACCAATTGCAGTGTAGAATGCGTGCTCTTTGGCAAGCTCCTCAGTCACTTCAAGCTTTGTGGTGCTGTTAGGTCCTGTTATTTCAATGGTTTTACCCAAATATTCAGGGTTAATTTTCGGTGTTATCTTCTTTTTGCTCATATTCAGATGTGATAAAAAACGTATAGTATCCAATTATCCACCCTCCTGCAGTATAAGATGCTATATCATAGTTGTGAAATAGCAGTGAAATGCCTGTAAAGATGCCTAACAGGCTACAGCATGAGGCAATGAATTGGCTAATTGTCATACTTATATTGTATTTCACGGAGTTTTTGTTTAATATCAGCTATCATGTAGTGAGCTGAGGTAACAGGGATATCAAAATACTTAGCCATGGCCCTCGCTGTGTTGTATCCCTTATCAACGTAGGCACTCAGCACTATCTGTGATACCCTATCCTCACACCTGGACCGATAAATCTCGATGTAGGCTTTATTCCGGTTGTATACCTTCTCCTGTTCAATCTTGCTATCCAGGTCAGTAGTATCATCTATCTCATTGACTACCTCATCAGAGCTATTAACTGACTCCTCTCTATTACTCTGAGAGCCTGACCACATGATTTGCTTCTTGATCGTGTTGAGCATATAGCTTTTCATGGTATCCTGGTCACTACATTCTATCTTAACACAGTGCAGATAGCTGTTGGAAATCACTGTTGATGGGTCTAACTGACTGCCCATCCGTGAGAGTAGGTAATTCGTGTAAGCTTCAAGCTCCTCATACTGCTGCGTAACCAACCTGTCTAAGATACTCTTCATACCAAATAGTGAACTCTTTAAACCATACCTTCCGCCGTACAGAAGCACAGAAGCACTCCTGAGGTTGCTTGCCCTGATATTTGATACGCACCTTCAGAAGCTCAATGAGCGAATGCTTAGAGTATCTCAGTGACTCAGGCAGAGATAGCACTCTATCTACAACCTTGCAATCACTCTGTTCAATAGGTAAGCCAATAGAGCTGCCTGACATGATAAGATGAAATCAAATGAAACAATAAGAGTAAGCCAAAACGAGACACACTTCAAACAACTGAAGGCATCCCTTAGCCATGATGACATAGGGATGCGGTCAATAGTTGCTTGGAGAGGCTCAAATTCTGTTAGCCACCATGCTATGGGGATGAGGGTGAGTAGCGTATACATGAGACAAATATAACTTAATAAACTTATCCACAATCTCAAGGGCAACGTTCTCCCCTGCGACGAACCTCCTCACGGTATGGTATGGAGCCTTCATGTCAAGTGCCAAGTGAACAAGCCGATACCTGTCACTGAGCATATTATTAGCGGTTTTGACAGCCCATTGGCTGAAGGTTTCCCCCTCAGAAAGGTAGATCGTTAGACTCTTCATTTTTTTTCAACTTATTTTCAACAATAGGTGCAGAGCTGAGGCTCATTGTCCATGCTTCGATGGTATTGAAATACTTGATGGTGCCATCCTGTGCCTCCCATCTACGGCCTCGAAGGTTATACTTCACCTCCACCACATCACCTGGCTTCACATGATTAGCCAGGTCACACTTGTCCTGGGTTAATTGGAAGGTAACGTACTGAGGATAGTCACCATCTGACTTGAGGGTTATATCTCTCTTTTTGAACTTGTCGCTCACTGTTGTTGTTGGGGTAATGAATACCACCTCTCCTTTGAAATCACTCATTTTTGATTAAATTAATTATTAATGTTAAGGTCCAAATCCATCCCCATATAATGCCAGGGGCCAGCAATATTATTAATGCAGGTATCATTTATCCAGGTTTATGTTGTGCTCTTGTAGTATCTCATAGAACTTATCACGTATGGACTCCACAATGGCATACTCCTCTTCTGTTTGGTACTGTTGATATTTCCACATAGTACGGAGCTCTTGAGATAGATCCCACAGAGCGCAGAACATAGCATCAGCCCGGATGGCGTTCTCCCATTCGTACTTGTCCTCGGGTAGGTTAAAGCTTAGTTTTGCTTTCATAGTTCTTGTTGTTTAAAGGTTTCGTTAAAGTATTGTTCTCCATCTTCATAGTCCCCAGTCCATTCACAATCATTATAAGCATTTACAATCCGCTCCTTCTCCATCTGTTTGGCTTGGTTAAATAGTTCTTCAAATAATACATCTTGCTCATATATTAATTCTACCCTTATTCTTTTTTCCAACCACTCTACTGCTGTTTGTTGTTTTTCTGCTTTCATTGTTCTTGTTTTTTATCAATGTGTATTAAAAAACTTATCTTCCTTTTTAATGTAGGATACTTACTCAATAACCACAAAGTTAAATCATCTTGTTCTGAGTTATCTATATGGAACTCAGCATATGTATGCAACTTGTGTCCCTGTAGTACTTCATTCTGCTGTAAATGTTCTGGAATTTCAGACAGCATAATTACTGATTTAGTTATTTTTTTCATAGGTTTCTTTGTAGTATTGTTCGGATGTTTCTCTTGGAAATATATCTTCGTCTTTTATTATATCAGCACAACCTTGACAATAGCTTTCAATTATCTGCTCTTTCTCCATTTCTTTGGCTTGTTCTAAACATTTGTTAATTGAACGTATATCCAATGGTGTTAAAAGTATATGTTCATATAACCACTCTACTGCTGTCTGTTTCATATTATTGATTTATTATTTCGTGCAGTAAATCGCACTATATTTTACAATTCTTTGTTTTTCTTGTGTAATTGAATTAAATAGTGCATCTTAAAGCACTTCATTTATTCTGCTAAGTCCTTTTTTAGTTTCTCAATATACAGAGTCGCATCCATCAGCTCCTCCTGGAGATGGTCAAGCCATCCTAATAAATCAACGTCTGTCCTGTCCAGGTTGGTACCGTACTTAGCCTGCCCTCTCTTTGAACGCTCATAGTACTTAGCCATGACAGCAAGGAGGATAGTGTCCTCCTGCTGTATGGTACCGTTGTCATGTGTTATGTGCAAGGCTGTTGACGTTGCAAATAAGCTTCACAAGTTTTCAAAATTTCTATCGTTAAGTTTGGTTGTTGCATCGGATTGACCTGATACTTGTCAAGTATATCCCATATCAATCTTTCTATTTCAGTAGTTGTTTGGTCATTAAGCCCTTCACATAACACGGGTTTTGTGCCATTGGCGGTTTTGTTTTTCAATTCATCATTTGTACTCATATCAAGTTTTGTTTTTCAATTTAACATTTGCGGTTTAAATCGCCAACGGGTCACAAAGCCCGAAAACGTTATGTTCATTACTGCTTACCGAATATATGTTCATTAGGAAAATCAATAGGAGGACCATATATTAAATCAGTTAACTCTGCAGCATATTCTCTAGCAGATGTAGCAACATACTCGAATGGGTTTTTTATGAACTCATCCCGGTAATGTCCTGATCCAGCCAGTAGGCCCTCCATGGCAGCTATCACTGCTGCCTCAAAAAATTCTTCTCTTGTTTTCATTATTTATTTTTTAATTGGGTTAATACTTCGTTATAGAATTCAGTAGCTAGGATTAATCTCTCAGCCATCTGTATCTCTATCTCCTTATCTCTTTCAAAGGTGATGGATGTAATTCTTTTCGCAGGATCAATGTGATCTACCTCATGGATATCAATGGGGTCAAATTGACTAAGGAGCTCGGGATGGGTTGATACCATCACATAACACAGTTCAAAGGTAGGCTTATCGTACAGGTACATATATGCTCTACCCTGCCACTCATAGTCGTTAAGATCCTTCAGCTCAAATGTGGTAGCAGGGAAGGTCTCAAGTGACCATGAGCTCTTGATATCAATGATGCTATCCTCCGTGATAATATCACAGCATCCTGTCAAATACTCATTTTCTTCCCTCTGCTCGTTTTTAACGTAGTTTTGGAACCTTACCCCATTGAGAAGGTCAATAGAGTCCTGTTCCTGCTCTATGCCCTTGAGAACGTACTTATTCATGAGCTGAGTACGGTACCCATAGAAGTCCTGCTTAGCCTGCTCAATGATGTAGCTCTTGGCAGTCTGACCTAATACCTCCCCCTTAGTCCTGGAGGAGGTCATTAGCTTACCTAATTGTGATGCTCTGAACTTCATAGCTGTGCCTCCTGCTCTTTGGTTAGTGAATAGGTAGCTCTAAGGTCCTCAACGGTGTATCTGCCATCTTGGATAGCTTGAAGTGCACTATTGAACCTGTCAGGTGTTAGGGTAGGCTTAGCCTTGGGTGCTCTTGAAGCCTCATGGCCATCATCATCAATGGCTTGCAAACAACACAGGTTAACCAATGTATACCTGCGAAAGTACGTGCAGGCTCCTCCGAGCTTTTGGGCATCTGTAATTGGAGGCAATGTAAGGTAACTCTCTAACTTATCACCTGTTTCGATATCCACAATAATAGTATATACCTTATCATCAATGATAGGCTGTATCAACAGCAGACCATGATCCAGGAGAATAGGCTCAACCGTATCAATAATGCTGTTAATGTCGGCATAGTTACGCTTCAAATGGGGGTTGGTGGCATTCTTAATTACCTTACCCATTGACTGCTTAGCCAGGTGTAGCTTTTGGTAGATGTTTAGGCTTGCTGCCTGAGGTACTACCTCCTCTTTTTTTACTCTTGTTGTCATATTAAAAGGGTTTAATTTTTACAAAGATACAAAATTATTGTACCATTCAACAAATTCATCAAAATTTTTTGCGATAATATACACACCCCCTGCCCTCTCAATCATCTCCTGGTATCTCTTCTGTGCCTCTGATTGCCTATCCTTGCCTATTTTGACCTCTATCTTAACACTTCTGCCCTTGATGGTAGCAGATATATCAGCACTCCCTGCAGTAGAGGTGCCTTTAGTCCATTGAATGCCTGCCACTGAGCCATCAGTTCGGTACTTAGTACGTGCCACACCCATGGTATTGATACGTTCAGCCTGGTATCCATGCAGGTTAATCCAGTCACAGATAGCTTTGGTTAGGCCGTTGGCCGTTGAGTCTTTGTACATAGTTTTAGGTATATAGTTAACAGGATATGTAGGGCACTTACTTAGCATCTTACACACTTTGAGATCGTGTAGTGTTTTACTGTGTTCTTTTTTCATAGCGTATATATGTTATCTCCTCTCCTTTCCATGCCTTAATGATGTACTCACCAGGTGGTAGGTGTAGCTCCTCCTCTCCAAGGGTAGGTACTGTATCTGTATATCCAATCACTTGGATGTAATCATATCCTCGGATGCTATATGCATCACATTTTGCTGAGCTCTTACAGCTTAACAGGATGAGTAGGAGTAAGGTAGAAATGGCGGCCTTCATGGTTACGGTGTTTAGTTAATTTATATTTCATGTGAGTTGCATAGCAATCAATCCATCGAGCAAAGACTTGAGGTTTCAAATCCTTGAAGCCATTGGTCTCTTCCTGGAATTGTTGCATGAGTCCTTTGTACCGGTGCAAGTGGGAACCATCCGCAGTGAGGGGTGTATCCTCCACGAAGTCATAGAACTCCTTGCAGGTGTTTTGGATGAATTTCTTAATGTCGCTGTTGATTCCTGTGGTTTGGTACAGCCCATGCTCAAGGTAGTACTTGATATTATCAATCATGTAGTTATCGAAGTAGCTCCACTCCTCCTGTGTCCATTGGTCGAATAGCTTGCACCCATACTCATCAATGGGGCTATGGTTAGCATTGAAGTATTGGTTGAACTCAACCTCATGCCTCCTGCGGTCATGACTTCCCCCTGCTCCTGCTATCACATAGTTGGTCGTTATCACTATTTTAGGGCTTCGCTCATATGGGATGTAGTACTCATCCTTGTTCTTGCGGTTGACAGGAATACCCTCAGTGATCAGTGAGAATAACTGCTCAAAGTTAAAGTGCTTTTTGACATCATCGAAGGCCAAGACTTGAGTATCAGGGTTAACCCTTGAATAGGCAAAATCATTCTTACCTGGATTGAAGAGCTTACCATCAATTTTGACAATCTTACGGATGTGGCCAAGGGCTGTGAGCATGAGACTCTTACCACTACCTCCGTTTGGATTGTCATCAATCTCCTCATCATTGAAGATAACTGCCTTTTGGTCTGCCTTATCCTTGTAGGTGTGCAACAGGTACCCTATGGTGGTTCTCATAGACTTGATGCGGTTGGGGTCCTGTGCCGATATTTTGTTAACGAAATCCTGAAAGTTATTCTCATAGGTATCCTCCACTTTGAACTCTCTCGGGATTATTTGGTCTCTCCAAATGTAACCATCAATATCAATGTAGCTCAGTAGCTTGACCTTATTCTTAGTGATCACTGCCACCCCATTGGTAAATGGTAGGTAACATTCATTCTTGGAGTCCTGAAGGATACGCATATCAATGCTGTCAAGCATATTAAGGTGCCCAGGTGTGAATAGTTGCGAGCTCTTAGCACAATGGTTGTACACATCCATCAGTTCACGCTCCATTAGATAGGTCAGTACATGATCTTTTATCTTTTCCACCGAGCTTTCCTGGACCTTGTTCTCTGTTATGTAGACAAAGATGGGGTTATTAGAACGTTCCGGATAGTACTTAGCGAAGCCTTGCTTATGAAGCCATGCAGCATACTTGTTAGGAATGATGTTAACGGTGTTTTTTTTTACCTCCCAAAATATATCCTCCTCCTTTTGAATAGCCTTAATATCATCCTTAGATACGCTGAGTTGCTTGCTAATGTCTTCAGGAGCTATTCCTTGCTTGAGTTTATTTTTAATCCCTTGGATGGCCTCCACATCCTCAAATACCTTGAGCCCAAATTGAGCCTGCTTATATGCATTTCGCACGGTATTAGTTATCTCGGTAGCTCCAAATCCTTCCTGCGTGAATTGTAGTAGTGTATTCTCCGCAGTGGTGAGGGGAATAGAGTACTCGCATAGGCAACAGGCTACCTTGTAGATGTAATTTGCCCGGTTGCCCTCCTTGAAATCACCATGGTTGAACTTGAGCACCTTCTCAATGATGCGGTTCTCATTGGTTACAATGACCTTGGGGGTGTATTCACTTCGGTGGTAGCCTGTATCCTCCACAATGCCAGTGTAGATGGCTGCAAACTCATTCAGGTATGCCTCGGGGTCATAGCTTTCAAAGCACACCCTGCTGATATTCTTGTTGGAGGTATCAAAATACTCACTATTGATGTACTGTTCATAGTGGCTGAACCTCCTCCGGTGTTCTACCTTATCGCATTGAGGTATCCTAATCACTACCTTTAGGCCCTTACCACTTGGTGAGGTGAAAAGCATATAGGTATACTTGTCCTCAATCAGCCTTTTGCGTTCTGCTGCCATGGTATCAGCATCGGGGTACTTATCAAAGTCCAGGATGCACAGCCCTGAGTGCTCAACAAGTCCATCATCCTTCCGTTCACTGAATGTTCCATTGAACATGATTGCCATGAGTGTATTCTTGAGCTCATTGTTGCCCTTCCGTATGGCCTTTATCTTACTAATTAATTCAGGTGTGCCTACCTGTATCCTGTTATGTACCTCTATTGCCTTAATAGAGAAGGGAGTCTCTTTAGAATTGTAGAGACTTTTGAAAATTGAAATGTAAGGGTTATACATGGTTACAAATATATTAAATAATTCTAATTCGTGACAACTCCGTGACAACCGTGACAACTCCGTGACAACTCAAATGGGGTAGTTGTCACGCCTATAAGCCACGCCAGTATTGGGTTTCTTTTATTTCCGTGACAACGTGACAACTCAAAACCAACTTTTTGGGGGGTGAATATACTCGTATTAAATATATGGCTCATATGCAAATGGGTTGTCACGTCGTCACGCAGGGGCAAAAAGAAAGGGAGCCGAAGCCCCCTGACGTATTAACCCTTATATTATGACATGGCAAAGATGTCGCTTAATTGCTTACCAGTCAAGGGTTTTTCAAAATTTGTTAATAACTTTGGAGGGAAGTTACCTGTGATAGTTACCTCTGTTTTTTCCGTGACAACCTCGTTATATTTTACCTCGTAAGTTGTCACAGGGTTGTCATGGGTTGTCACGCTAAGGAGCTGTGGCACCGGATGGATGGCTGCCATGTACCTGTGATCGTTGTGCTTCCACCAAAAGTCATGCTGTTGGATTCCATAAACTACCGTACTATGGTCAATACCCAGGTAATAAGCTGCAAGCATTGTAGTCATGTGCCTCCTGCGGACCATGTACTGCGCCAAGAAATACCTCTTGTATACATACTCCTGCTTCCTGCACCTCCTGCGAAGGTTAAAATCATCAATGATCTTCACAATGTCATCATTCTGCACCTTTGAAAGGTGGTATAGTTCGTCAATTAGTAGCATATTTTTTTTCTTTAAGTTTTTCATGTGCTTGTTTTAGTCTCTGTTGGTTCATTAACTTTTTTATCCTGGGGTTTTTCTTGACTCCCATCTGATGCACCATATAAGACAGTTGGTTGCGAGTAACGCCAATATACTCATTATGTGTAATTGCTATCATTCTGCTACTAATGAAGTTTTTGGGTAAGGTAAAATTTCGTATTTCAATTTTCCCAAAAGTTCTTTTTTTCTTTTTCCCTTCGCATTAAAATAAATATATCGGTGTTTTCTCGGTCTTTCAACATAGTAAACGTTTTCATCTCCATATTTATCCCTTACCTCCTGCATTGTCATTCTATTGGCGTAAGTTGCGTGGTGTTGGTGTTCCAATCCTTTTACTTTAGGGTCTTTAAATTTAACACTCAGCCCACAATAAAGGAAATTTGTGGCTTGGTAAACTGTTCCGTTATGTCCTTGCCGTATCTCTGCAAAAGAAACTATTATCTCTTTATCCAACAACTTTAATGTATTGCCAATTAAAAAACTTTCAGTGTTCTTTGGCGTTCCGTCTTTTATCCAAAGCCTTGTCAATTCATAAACGTTGCTTTGTTCTTCTTTGCCACAAATTCCTTTTAGCAATGTGCTACTGCAACTTACACCATACATTACAACACCGATAATATTATTACATTGCTTACAAAACAGTCCATATGCTTTTGAGCATGGTGCTTGTCTATGCAGGTAATGGTTTTCAACTACTATTTTAGTAGCTGTTTTATAATCAACCTCACGCACAAAAAAAAGAACTTTTGGGCTTTCGTCTGTAAAACTGCAACTACACATAACATCGTGTATAAGCAATTGCTGGTTTGGTGTTTCAAATAAAGTTTCTTGTATATTCATCATTTCTACTTCTAATTAAGTTTTGTGGTTAAAGTCCGCAACTGCTCATACACGTAGCCAGCAAGTGCAGGACCTGGCACCGTAGGATACAGCACTCTAATCAATTGCTCTTGTGTCATCTTCGTTCAATTTTAAAGTGTCCCATTCGACAATCTCCTGACATGAGGAGCTCTCGCTTTTTCCAATTGCAGAGTCCTCTGCTTGTGAACACCCATTCTCGGATGAGTTGGGTGTGGATGTAGTATCGTAATCTGTACATTGTTTGTAAATTTCGTTTTTAGCTTGCATCACTTTGCAGTAATGCTTCCAGTTAAAGTGTCCGCTTTTTGCAATGGATCCACCTCCGTGAAACCACCAGTATACTTGGTCTCCTAATGTCATAGCTCTCGTGTATAAAAATAATAATCTAAATCCTGCTCATATTTCAGCATCCTATCCTGCTCCTCAGAGAAATGCAGATGTAAATCATACTCATAGCTATTAGCCAGTAGCTCATCACGTACAGCATCACGCACCTCTTCAATTTCTCAATCTGTTAATTCACACCGGGTGCCATCTAAATAGCCATTGATGTCAAGGTCAATGTACACATCACAGATATCACCGTTACATATTTCAACGGATGTAATGACATGATCACCTACGGCCTCTTTGCCGTTCTCAAAAACATAAAAAATTCCTTCTTTCAAATTTCCTAACATAATACAAGTTTTAAAAGGTAATACAATACGAATGGGGAAGCAATCAGCAACACGCTACTCAGTAAAAATTCTCTAATCATTGGGCTCAAGTTTTAATCGGGTTAATAAATCTGCCATCACAGCCCACTTTGTGGCTGCATATACGGTGCCTGGATCACTTGGACCGAAGGCATCAATCATTTCTTGCATTTCATCTCGGAGCTCCTGCTCCATTTCAAGGATAATTTCTGTCATAACTAAATGTTTAAATGTTAATACTTGACAAATATACAAAAAGTTTCAATGTTGACAAATTATCAACGAAATTTAGAATGATTCTAAATAAGGAAATTAACTTAAAGGTGGTGAAAAACGGTTAAATTATTAACCTAAGAGTTAGGTGCAATGCTAAATGACACCATCACGATAAAATTTCTTATTCAAATTATGACAAGCAATCATTACATCTTCATAAGCACCTTTATACCGTGTTTTATTTTCATTATGCGTATCTATAACTTCCCATTTGTTGTTTACACAAATCTTTTGAAATCTTCTTTCGGTGCTTAGACTTGGCATTTTAACTTGTTCTTTAATAATTTCAATCATCTTTAAAAATTTGTGAGAAGCACTGCACCTAACAGCAAGTAAGCAATAGTGCAGAAACATTCTCGGTTAATAATTTATTTATCGTAAGCACCATCGCTTACTTGCAAAACGATATTTTTCTTACGCTTGTAGATGTACTCCTGGTACTTAGTGAATACCTGATGATTTATTTTATTGTGTTTTTTACACTCTTTGCACTTTAGCCAATGATGCACGGTGCCTGCTGCTGTGACTACCTTTTTATTGTATGCGTAATTGATGCTACCACATTCAGGACATTCATATTTTTCCCCTCCATATTGCACTGCATAGTTATGTTGTGGGGTTGCATAGCTGTTGAGCTTATTGAATACCGCCTCAAGGACCTCAACATCCATCTTGCAATAGGCTACCATCTTATTTAGGGCCTCCTGGTCCTTCCTAAATACTATATCCTTCCACAAATCAAGCCCTCCTGTATCCATCTTAGCCCCTACCTTGAGCAATTTGGCAATGTAATCGAGCTTGTTGCTGTTAAAATTAAAGTATTTTTTAGCCCATTTAAGCGTGTCTATGGTCTTAACGGTTGGCATTACATCAATGCCATGGAATAAGGCTCTTGTTCGCACCCATTTGAGGTCAAACTTATCACCATTGTGGGCCACTATCTCATCGGCTTGAGCCATTACTTTAATGAACTCCTTGAGCATGGCCTTGTCGCATTGGCTCTTGGACCATGTTAAGCTATGTATTTCATCCTCACCTTCCCATTTATAGCAGATGCAAATAATAGCCCTCTCATGGATGATATCACCCGGGTTGATGGTTAGGTTATATCCTGTCCTCCAGAATATACCGACATTAAAGGAGGTCTCAATGTCATAGAATAAACGTTTCCTCATCTGTTGAGTTTACTGAGTAGTGCTGACCATGCCAATCGAAGCACAAAGGGTATGGCTAAGCCTAACCAAAACGGCCACCACCTGGTAATGTAGGTGACTTTCTGCTCTGCCTTGGCTTTCTGTACAATGGTATCGCCTTTGATTTTCTCTATCTTTATTCTCTCTCGCATCTCTACCCTGGTCTGCCACCTCGTTTTAGGGATCGTCACTATATCATGCTGTATAACCGTATCACGATACGCAATAATTTTCTCCCATACTATGGTATCATTCTTAATAACAGGGATGCTGTCAATGGTAGCAATCCGGATGGTATCACTATCCTGCTCTACCTTAAGCCCATTAGCAAGAGCTCTCTTGTAGTGCCATTGAGCTCGCTTAGGAGCTGAACAGGATACGATCAGTATCAATAATGGTAGGATATATCTCATAATGCTTGTAACATTGCTATCATTCGAGGGCATGGGTAGATATCACTCTTATCTTTTCGTACACTGTTGTGGGTATAGATCCCTGGAGTGCCTTTGAAGGCCTCAGTATCAATGGAGAATATCTCTTTTCTGTATTCCTTGGGTATGTTGTAGGTTTCGCACAGGTACACCAATAACTGCCTGGTGCTTTCAATCTGTGCATCGGTATATTTATGCCACAGCACATGACCTTTGAAGGGCTTATCCAGGACCGTAACCTCCGAAGGATCTATCACGCTCTTCACATAGTTGATGTACTTACCATTGACCTGCTTCAATGGGCCCCAATTACACACCTCAATGCCCACAGATAGCTTGTTAAGGTTCTGATATCTCACCCCATGAGGTGCGAAGTCTTGATTATCTATTCCGAGGTGGTAGGCCCAGTGCTTCGAGCTGAAGCATTGCACTATTGTACCCTTGTTGCCAATAACGAAGGCAGTAGCTATCCTTTCTGCATTACTCTGCCACCATCGTGATACGGCTACAGCATCACCATTGCCTGCCGTATGGTGCAGATAGATCTGTGTTTTCTTAGACTCCTCAGGAAAGTATTGATTGTCAGATAGGCGTGCCTGTAATATCTTGGTTGTGTCTAATTTCATCCGTGTCCTTTTTGATTTCCTTAGCTCTTGCGAATAGGTTCTTCATTGCCTGCCATAGGTCGAGGCCCTTTACTGCCTTGTAATTTTCATTGATTGATACCACTTCAATGGATACCAGTATCAATGATAATATCTTTGTCAGCATTAAAGGTACAGAAAAAAATGTCAACACTATATCATTAAGGATAAAGTAGTCAATCAGATAGAATAAAATCACGGTTACCTCATAGAGTAACATCTTAGATATCACAGCCGATAACCTACGAGAACTGATTTTTTCCTTTTTTTTACGTGCTTTCCATATGCCTGTCACCGTATCCATACTGATAGCGAACCCTATCAAAAACATCAACCCCCAAATGGGTGTAAAAAATGCACTAACCATGCTAATATATATGGGCCATTTAGATTGAAATGATGCAAGCAATATGGATAGCTGTGTTTTCACAGGATCAATATGCTGTTATTGTACCCATTTTCACGGAAGTTACCACACATTCCTGTGCAAGTCAACTGCCAAGGAGTGATGCACTGGCACGTTGCGAACATAGGACGTAGGTCAGTATCTGTATTGAGTGCTGATATGAATATAGGAAATAGATTTTTGTTAGCCAATAGCCAACGTATTAGCCTCTGCTCAAAGAATGATGCCTTCTGAGCATAGTGCTCCATTCCAAAGGCTACCTCACCTCGTGATACGCTTGCTGAGTAGTCACCATTCTGAGTCTGAAGTCCTTTGTTCTTAAGCTGATAGCTCAATCCAAATACAGCATCCTCTGCTGACCTCCATGCAATGACCGGCTGAATAAACTCAACCAGGTTTATCTCATCATTGGTCAAGGTCTGTGCATTGTATGCAGCCAGTAGATGGTTGTAGAATGTAGTGCCAAGGATAGGCTGAATCCTGAGAGCTGACTGCGTAGCGATGTATGGGGTCACATCCGTTACATCCACGTTGGCTGTGATGGGTGTGTTGGTCTTGAGGTAGTTTTCAGTTATGAAGTAAAGCATTACTGAGCTGTGTTAGTTGGTTCGTCAATAGGAGGGAGTTGAGCCAATGCTCGTATCTCATTGGTAGTCATTTTTTCAAGCACCTTGTTAAGTAATGGCTCACTCAAGGTGTTCAATGCCTCTTTTACCCGGGTAGTATCATCATCTACCTCAACAATGGTATCACCAATGATTTGGTAGTTATTGATAGTAAATTCAGCAGGCAGCTTAGCAATGCCAAGGAGCTCATTGAAGATGGTCTCTACCTGTGCACGTATCTTTTTGACTACGTTTTTCTCAAATATCACATAAGCCTGCTTAATATCCGAGCCACTACCCAAGGAGCCTGTGGTTCTAACACCCATAAGAATAGGGTCGATAGTGTGAGCAAAGCAAATCTGCTCAGTATTGAGGGCAGATGCCTCGTGAAATAACTTATCATTTGCGTTGGTTGGTAGGGCTTCTATTTTTGGTAACTGATCTTGGCTATTGGCAAAGAATGCAACCGCTTTACCTGCGTTCTGTGCACCTTTCAACCTGTCAATAGTCTCCTTAATCATGTGCTTCTCCTCCTCCGATTGTGGTCGCTTAGGGAACATCATAGCAAAGGAAGGAAAAATGCTGTTTTGAATGTTACTCTTAGCGAAGTATGACAGCTCACCCGAGAGATATGCAAAATTCAAAGCCGATGTATACTGAGGTAGCGGATAGTAGTCCTGCCCAACAGAATGCACCTCATAGCAATAGAGCTGAACTTCATCTTTGCAGGTCATGTGGTAGGGTTTTATCTCTACAACATCCAACCGTTGGCTCCAGTCATTGCTTAGATAGTACTTTTTTTTGCATCGTGATACCCTTACTTTCTCAGGGCTTACATTGTACACCTTAACGAGCTTACCTTTCTCATTAAATACCAGCTTAAAATAGATCCTATTATGCAATATCAACTGCTGAGTAACCGCCTCAACGGTATGCTTGAGTTTTATCTTACGCTCCCATGTGTAAAGGTCCACCTTCTCCTGTGCTGTTAGTTTCTCAGCATCTAAGGCATAGCCACCACCGATAACTGCATTGGTTTTGAAGTCAACAATAGCACCGTGCAGTGGTGAACTGAAGTACATTTGATTGAGCACCTCCGGATAAAGGTTGCCCTCTCCAAAGTCAACCCAGTTACCTGCAGTCCATCTACCATTGACGTAGGGTAGTGTCAAGTTACCTCTACCAACAGGTAGGAATGGGGTGCTAAAAGCCTGGTATCCTTCCACGACGGTAGGTCCCTGCTCTTGTTTTCTACTAAATATATCGTACCAAGCCATGTGTTAGGTATAAACTGATGAAGGTGCAGGTCCACTAACTACCATCCTACCCTCCTCAATGACTACACCTGTGGTCTGTGCAATGCTTAACGGCAGGGTGAATGGTCCACTCTTCTCATATATCTCATAGGTGTATTGACCAACTACAAGGCTGAGGTCAGTGGGCTCTACTAAATTAAATAAATTGTACCGCTCAGGATAGGATGAGGTATCGGCAGCAGTGAATAGTATCTGCGTGCCTGTGTTCGTATCAAATTCGTTTGTAAACACAAAGAGGTAACTCGGGTTTGTCACCGTTGTTACCTCTGTAAGTGTGAGAACTATTTTGTTACTTGAATTTTGAGCTACGTAGATCATCTAAGTATATTGTCAGACCTATCGTAGAATGTTCAAAATTAGAAGTTCACCCCGATATTTTGAAGAGCAGTAGGTGTCATTACTACCTCATAAGCTAAGAACTCATTCTCCGCAATCAGTGTAACGCTGTACTTACTACCATCTGCACGGGCCTGGCCGGAACCTTCACCTGAAGCAGATAACTGCAAGTAAGGGAAGTACCAATACTTACCGTTGGCATCTTTTACGATGGCAGATAGATACTGCTGTCCTGAACCTAAGATTTTGATAGCTCTTGAAGTAGCCATCTCACGACGGTGGAACATTAAGTTAATAGTCTGAGTAACGAATGAGCTACCATTTACAAGGTCAGCAGCTAATTCCTCAGTGTAGTTGGATGTATTTCTACGGATGTAATAGTCAGTAAAAGTAATAAGTGGAGTCAAGGTAAAACCTGTCACCTCCCAATCACCAGGGTTAGTGGTGTTAACTGTTACACCCGTTACATCATCCTGTGGGATTAAGGCTATCCCATGCAAGCCGCCTGAGTTATTCTCACAGCTCTTGGCAACCGCTTCTAATGCTTGACAAACATTTGGCATGATTAAAGAGTATTAAAGAGCCCCCTTTGCAGAGGGCTCAAGATTATTATTAAGAATAGAAAACGATTTCAGTAGGGTTCACAAAGTGGAAGCCAATCTTCATGTCCGCACGAGTACGGATGTAAGGCTCAGCAACAGTGTCACGTAGGTTAACCGCACGCAAATCAGAGCTATCTCCTTCAGCATCGAATGCATAGATAAGGTTATCTTTCAACGTGATAACAAAGGTGTTATTAGACATCCCTTGGCACTGAACGATTTTGATACCTAAGTAAGTCAAAGACAAATCTTGAGTGATGTATGCATTGGTGTTACCTGAAGCTACTCCTAATCGGTATATGTTTACCAATTGAGTAGGAAGGTAGATGCGTAGGTCCTCAGTCTTGGAAGCTACAGATGCAGGCAATGCAGCGAATGCAGTAGAGATAGCAGTCTCAAGAGCAGTGAAGTTACTGATAGTACCAGTACCACCGTTGATAACCCCACCAGGTCCTACAGCAGCAGTCAACTTTTTCTCATAACCATCACACAATGCAAGTGTAGGGTTCAATGAAGTTGTATCACCTTGCCAACGGATGCTTTCGATGTCTTGAGCTACAGTCTTAGCCATAGTTTCCCAGTAAAAATTCATGAAAGATGCAACAGAGAAATCGCTGTTAGATCCTTTAGTCATTTGCAAGGATACGAATGACTGCTCCAAATCAAATTGACAGATTTGAGCCATAGCAGATACAGCACAAACGTCAATCAACACTGCACTCAAGTCATCAGTTGAGCCTGGAGTTGGCCATGCACAAGTGGAGCTTTGTAAAACGTTACCGAATACTACAGTTCCAAGTTTAGTCTGGTATTTAACACCAGGCAAAGTACGGAAGTTGTTAGGTACATCCGACGTTAAGTAGGCAGCGGAGTAGAATGCCTCAGGGTTTGCAGCCAATAAAGCTGTTGGGTCGACTTGTAGGTCGAATTTTAATTTACGCATTTTATTTAGAATTAAATTGGTTAAACTTTCTTAGATTTTCAGCAAGCATAGTCTTAGCATCAATGGCAACAGTCTCCTCTTCCACTTCAGTCTCAGCTCCAAGAGCCTCCTCTAATTGACTTTTGAGCTCAGCTACTATAGCTAACACTGAATTGATTTGCTCAGCAATCATAGGCTGAACAATTGCAAGGACAGCCTCAGCATCCATAGCAGGATCAACAGCCATAGTTTCTTCCTCAACCACTTCCTCCTCCTCAACTACTGTCTCAGCCATTGCTACTTCTTCCTCCGGCATTGTCTCTTCGACTTTTTCCTCTTCTTTAATTTCGACTACTTGGCCATCCTTGACCACGTAGATTTTGCCCTCAATGAGGTGCTCTCCATCAGGTGATTGCATATTATATTTCGATTTTAGTTTCATTCCCATGAAGCCCTCAATAGAGAAACCAACCTGGTCCTCTTCAACCAGTTTATTGTAGTATTCAATATCAGTTATCTGAGCTGTTAGCATCAACGTACCTGCAGGCACCTCAATGCCATAGGTAGTATATGCTTTGTCAAGCTCGGGCTTATCTACTAACCATGCCTCCAGAATGTAGGCAGGTACTTTTTTCTCTTCGTTGTGCTCAAGGTTGAACTTAGCAGAGTTAACTAACTGCTGCATGAACTTAGAATGCATGGCATCTATCTCCTCAACCGTGAATTTAACCATGTACTCCTCATCTGTTTCGTCATCCCTTCGATAAATCTCCATAGGTATCATGGCAGGTGCAGTGATACGGTACTTCAATCCATCTTTGAAAGCCAATGCTTTAGTCTGTTGATTGAAGGCCATCCCTTTTACTTTAATGGCAGGCTTAGATGTGAAGGCAATAGCCTCAATGCCTAAGTCCTCACCACCCTCTGCATACTCGGGATCAATGGTAATGGTGTAAATTGGTAACTCGGTCACGCTTATATTGTTTTTTTTCTATATTTGTTCAAAATTTGCATATGATTAAAATACTTGACAGGGAAATTCCCAACCTAATTACTGAGCTCACAGTTGAGCAATTTGAAAAGCTAACTGATTTTAACAGTGATACAACACTTGACCCGATTGAAAGGCACCTGAAGATATTTGAATACCTTGGGATACCTGAAAATGAGTTCAATGATGTGGATGTTGAAAACTTTATTGATATTATTCGTCAATTCAATGAGCACCCCAACATGACCTACCCCACCGTTGATACCTTAGAGCATGAAGGATACACCTATAAGGCTGAGATGAAGATGACAGTGCGTGATAGTAAGCTCATTGAGAAGTACAGCATCGGAAAAGAAAAGGGATATATCAGTAATATCCTGGCAGTGTTCTTTAAACGTCAGGATCTTGGACCTGTTGAGCACTATACCGATGCTCATATTAAACACAAGAGTAAATTCTTAGCAAAATTACCTGCATCTATATGCATTCCTTACATATCTTTTATAAGTGAAAAAATCAGAGCACAAGCTACCCCAAAGCTGGAGGGAGGTAACACTGGAGCAGTGGACGGAGATAGCGAAAATTGATAAAGAGCAGGGATCTATTCACTACAATAGTGAGATCCTTTACATCTTAACTGATGTGGATGTTGATGAGCTTGACATTGAAGAGCTCAGTGAAATGATTAATCAATGCAAGTGGGCCACTGCTGAACCATCCAGTCAATGGAGGCGTGAGGTTGAGGGCATGATATTCAAGCCTCTCAATAAGCTCACCCTTTACGAATACATTGACCTTAACTATTTCTTTAACGATAACTACCTAATTAACCTACCCTACATATGTGCTATCCTGTACCGGCAAACCAAAGAGAATGAATGGGGTGAGGTAGTATGGGAGCCCTATGAATATGACTGCAAGCTCAGAGCTGAGAGGCTAATGGATGTACCTGTCACAGATGTGTATGGTGTGATCAAAGAATTTCTGAAATTTAGAGAGCAGTTTCTTAGCACATATACCAACCTATTCGAGGACCCACTACCACCTGAACCTGCTGAAGGCTATGATGATGATGATGATGACCCTGATACTGAGCCTGAGAAGGATACATCCAAGTGGTCATGGGAGCTGTTGATATATAACCTGTGCAATGGTGACCTATCCAAGTCCGATGCCATAGGAGGGCTACCCCTTTACTATGTTTTCAATATGCTCGGAATGAAAAAAGAGTTAGACATCTAATGGGCTACCAACAGTGAAGCCTGCAGGAGGATCAACCGGTATGAAGTTGTATACTATTTTCTGATCCTTTTCTAAGACCTCAATAGCTTCCACCATTGGGTAGTTTTGAGTTATCCATTCAGTGTACTGAGAATATATCTCTGTGGTTATTCCCTGGTTAACCATCTCATCCTGGAATGCACTCACAATATCATATGGAGGTATCACCCCACCATTCCACAGATAGGCTCCATTGTTTAGGAATATAAAGTAATACATGGCAATGATATCTATCTCAAGCTTAGCGAAGCCTGTTACTCTTGCATTGATACGCACAGAGTCAACCAATGTGCCCTCCTGGTAGAGCCCTTTGCTCATGATTATTCGCTTGAGTATTGCTGCCATCTTTCTCCTGGTAGGATACTTGACGTAGAAATTGCCATCCTTTTTATATCGTGCCATCTAACAAGTCTTTTGGGATACATACGGTGGTACCCTCAGTGGTGAATATATGAATGTATATCTCATCAACCTCCTCCCATTCGGTGAAGGTGTAGGTAATATCGTTGACTGTTACGCTATGCATACTTTTGTACTATTACTCTTTTCCATGCTGCTATATCAGTGGCTGAGGATGAATGCTGAACGGTAAAGATGAGGTAATTATCTACGGTCTTGTTGAATGGTATTAAGCTAATGGCACTGATAGTGTAGTCATTAGATGCACTTGTACCTGTAGCAAAGCAGTTCATGTTATTAATATCCACATATATGTTCCTTTCAAATCGTTGGAACCTTACGGTAGTAGCCATTGAACCACCTGACCCAAGAAGTGTAGCACCTGTTAAGCTGTTGGTGGTATTGGTGTAAAATCTAAATGCTGTTGAACCTGCACCACTTACCAAAGTTCTGTCAATGAATGCCTTGATATATATTGTATTCGTTGTAACAATAGTGTTGGCAGGTATCAATACAGTTGCACTTACAGCATTAGTAAGTCCTGTAACACCTGTACCATATGCACTGCCAATAGTTTTTGGATCACTGCTACCTCCTGAAGCTGCATTGATTATCTGCTGACCCGTGATAGCTGTGTTGACAGGTTGCCCTGCTACTATCTGTGTACATTCAATAAGGTCAGTGCTCTGTAGGTCTCCAGTGTGAGGGGTCAACCCCTGCCTCCAATCACCCCACCAGTTAGGTATGCTCATACTTATATTGTCGAAACGTAGCTAAATGTTTATTGTAGTGGCACGTCGCAGTCAGTCCAGTTATCTACCTCCAAGGTAATGGTCATGACGTACCCTGCCGCATAGTCAAGTAAATCATTGTTCAGAGCAGTGAATGAAGGTATCCCTGATACATCCATGCTGAGGTCATTGCTGAAGGTGAAATAATTGTACAGGTCCATTAGTATCTGATGCGTATCACTCAGGATGGTTATGATGTTAGCCCTATCCTTTTGAATGATGTCAAAGCAATAGATGTCAAGGGTGAAGATGTTAGTATTCTCAGTATTGCTAACTGATACCGGCACAATGAAAACGATAGGATACTTCTCATCCTTAGTAGCGAAGTTAGTCATCTGTTCCTTGAAGTCAGACCCCACCTTCTTGACCTGAAGGTGAGAGTTGTAGAAGGCTATTATCTTATTGATGGTGGATTGTAGGCTTATCATAATTCTGCATTCTTGTTAATTCTGTTTATCTTATTCTGTGTGGATGTCATGGCTGTCTCACTCACCACCGCTGTCAATGTGATCTCTGAGCTTTCAGTGGATGTGCCACCTGCTGAGAAGACATTGCCAGTGTTACCTTGACCGAATAGCTGAGCAGCTTGAGGTACTACCTGTGCAGTGGATGCTGAAGCACCACCTCCACCACCTGAAGCACCGCCTCCACCACCTGCTGAAGGTGTGCCTCCTGATGTTAGTATCTGCTTAGCCTTGGCTATGTTGGTAGCAATCTGAATGATACCACTCGCAAACTGAGCAACACCTGCCGTACCTGCTGTGGCTGCATTGAATGGGTTAGCCTGAGAGGCTGCAACCAGGGCACTGATTGCCTTAGCTGTATCAATACCTATCTGTATCAACGCTGATGCCTTGTTGAACTTCTCAAGTTTCTTCTGGTCCTTGATCATCATACCGGCTATGTTACTCACACCGCCAAATATATCATTGGTCAATCCAATGATGGCATCACGTTCCTTTGTCTTCTCTTCAATGGCTGCCAATGCCTGAGCATCCAGTATCTTTTTTCTGTCGGCTGTGTATTTATTTTCAAGCTCAAGCAATAGAGCAGCGTTACCTTCTGCAAGTTTACGCTCCTCTTCATACTTCACCCTCAATGCCTCAAGCTCCTGGTCTGTTTGAGTCATCTGTTCTAAGGCAAACTTCTTAGCAAATTCATCTTTGGCTTTCTGCTTCTCTAATTCTTTAGCCTTATCCTCCTGAGCTCTCTGCTCATCGTATAATGCAAGGATCTCATTTCGCTTCTCCTCAGTGAGTGTGGTGTCAGCAATGGCAGCCTCTCGCAGTTTACGGTACTTATCATCTTGCATTGCTTTTTCCTTAGCCTCACCTTCAGGCATCAATGCCAGGCGTAGCTGTAGGATAGTCTCATTAGCTTTCTTCGTGTTCTCCTCCTCCTTTTTTCTCCTGGCTTCAGCCTGGTTATTGAGTTCAACATTGAGCTGTTGTTCGTACAGCTTTTCAAATTGTAATTTTTCAGCATTGCTCTTAGTCTTATCAGCCTTCAAATCAGTTAACATCCGTGCATATTTCTCACGAGTGATTGCCTCCTCACGCTGTGCATCGTCTTTGATTTGAGAGAGCTCAAAGTCTCTTAGCTTTCTACGGTTTTCAAGCTCCTCTTTTGCTCGCTTAGCTGCATCCTCTGCACGTTTCTTGGCTGCATCCGAGGCTTTCTTGGCGTTCTCTTTTGCTGCATCCGAGGCTTTTTTAGCGTTGTTTATCTCATTTAATTTAAGTTGGTTTTCTGCATCTAATATCCCTTCGGTTAATTCAACCTGTTGCTTTTTTTGTTCTTGTAGTTGTTTATATTGTTCCGATTTTTTTACGCTACCCATCCACTTTATCCTCTCTACCATTTGCTCCTGAGCCTGAATTTCCAATGCAAGTTCTTCTCTCTTTTGAGTCATGTATCGAATGGACTCTTCAATTTTCAATTTAGTCAATGCTTTGGTATCTTTGCCCTCTGCATCCATTAAGGCTATCTGCCTATCGTACTGTTTTTGACTTGCGTTAAATTGTGCTTCTCTTGCAGCAGCTAACTCTGCACGTGCTTCTTTCTGAGCTTCAACTCTTGCCATCTCCTCCTCATGTGCCTCATCCTCAGCGAAGCTGGTCAATCCTAACCAGTCACCCAAATCTTTGAGTGCTTGAATGATTGCATTGATAGGTGCCATAATTGCCTTGAATACAGCATCCAAAATGCCAAACTTTTTTAACAACAGTCCTATCCCTACCACAATGGCAGTGATCAATGCCACGATTAAAAAGATAGGGTTCATGAGAATGGTTGCACCTAACTTAATGAAAGCACCGCCCAAGGTGGTAATCATTCCGGTAAAAGATTTAAACCCTTGACTAATCTCAGCAGGGTTTATTTTTCCAAGGGCTGCACTGAATACCTTGGCCTTTTGATTAGCCTCTGCAAAGTCAAGGCTCATTAAACTATCCTTAATCCCTCCTAATCCATTCGATACCTGCTCAAATTTAGAACCAGTAGCAAAAGTATTGGCTGCCTCATTCGCATCAGCTATCTGATCCTTCAGCTCACCTGCTCTTTGAGCTAACTCAGCCATCTCTTTTGGATCAGTAGCATTAGCTAACTCACCCTTCAATGCTCTTAATTCTGCTTTAATCTCAGCGAGTCCTGAGATTTTTAATGGTATCTCTACTGTGTTCATTATTGTGGGAAGTAATAAATCATTATTGTTGTACTATTGAGGTAGCCGTCTACCAAACCAACACCTATCTGTGTTGTGAATACCTCTATCACCTGGTTGGCAGGTAGGTATTGTGCAGTTATCAACCCATCAAAGATGTTACTGCTAATCATAACAGATAGCTCAGTGAGTGGAGTCAGTGGATCATACTGGTCAAGGTATCCCCAGTACTGCCCCTGTGCTATCCTCACCCATGTGATACTTCCGAAGCTACCCTCCATGATGTATGCGGTAGGGTCAGCTATACCTGCCTGTGTTAGGTTGGCTGTGTATCTCAGTGGTGTGTTGTCAACAGGCACACCGTTGTAGCTGTTACGCACCACAAGGTTGTCCACCACAATACCATCAGATGTAGGTAGGAATGGTGCATTAGTTGTCTGCTCATAGCAGTTGCCTACTATCATGGTCTTAAAGCCTGGAGGCACTACGTTGCCCTTGCCAATGATATCACCTTGCATACCTCCCTCACCTGTTACGTTAGCATAGGCACTCTTCTGCTTGATGACAGTGTTGTTACCTACCTGTTGTATAGGTCCAACGTTGGGCAGTCCAATACCAGGCTCGTTAAATCCAGGTACGAATGGCATGAAGTCAATCTCTGTATCTATGCTGATGAGCTCTACCTTAGTCAATGCATTGGCATTGGCATCATAATCAATTACCTTGTTGATGTTCCACCATGAATTGTCAATGCGTATCTTATCATTGAGCTTCATCTTTTGGATGTCGCTCTCAGTTAGATTGAACATAGCAGTCAACATCTTACCGTTGTTTATCTGCCCCATGGTCCTCCTCCAGTATCGATTGTAGAGGTTGTTCTCTGTTAGGCTCTGAGGGTTGTAATAGTAGAAGGCACAGGTCGCAA